TAAAGAATTGGCTGAACAATGTTGGGATAGAAGATTAGATGGAGTCCATTTTGATATTGAAATGTTTGCCAAGTTGGTTATCGGCCACTGCTGCCCAGAGCGGCCGTGGGTCGGGCTGACGGATGAGGACAGACAAGCATTGGCGGCAGAGCAACACAGTTGGGAAGGTTTGTGTTTTGCCGTAGAAACCAAACTCAAGGAGAAAACCCATCATGACTGACCGCGAACTTATGCAGCAAGCGCTGGATGCGTTGGAAGTTATGCGCCCCGCTTGTTTTGCAGAGACAACACTAAAAAAAGCCGATACGGCTATCACTGCCCTGCGCGATAGGCTGGCGCAGCCAGAGCAAGAGTTAGTGTTTGACTGCCCCCGCTGCGGCCACTGCTGTTCACAACCAGAGCAGGAGCCGCTTGAATACTGGAACGCTGTAGAGGGTTGGGTAAAGATTGACGAGGTGCGCGAACACTTTGATTCTGTCGGTTGCGGAACGATTTATAAGACCGAGGGCGAAGATAGAACCCCTCTTTACACAACCCCACCACAGCGCCCATGGGTCGGGCTGACGGATGAGGAAATTGGAATGCCAACAGAACCAATACAACCCCATGAAGCAATCATGTTCGCCCGAGTAATTGAGGCTTTAATCAAGGAGAAAAACAAATGACGGATTTGGAAATCATGAATATTTGGCGAATATTGAATGAAAGGTCGGTAGAAGAGAAAGCAATCTCTTTGGGTAGAGCTTGTTATAGAGAGGGGTACTCAGACTCTATACATGAGGGCGTGGACCGTCCCAACCCCTACCAAGTTATTGCAGACCTTCTACCCGCATTAGAAGCGTCCCTGTACGTCGCCAGGATGCAGCCGGAAACCCCGCAGCCAGAAACAGATAACTTAGATAGAGCAATTTTTAAACTTAAACAATTAATCGAGGAATAAGAAATGGTAGCCAAAATCCACTGGAACAAGACAGATGAGAGTAAGGCCAGGACCCTACAACCGGTGTTCTGGGTAGGTGGGATGCAGTACGTCCCGCACATCCGCAAGGACACCTGGGTAACTTACGGAGGACAGATGATGACCCTGAAAGACCTAAAGCTGTTAAGGGCACAGATGAAGATGGAACCCCTCGCACCACAGGGGAAACCCTTTACCCCCTGGGTTGCGGAGGTGGCACTGTGAGCGAGATTACCTGGAATGATCTGGACCGGGAGCAGAAACGGATCTACGAAAGATCGAAACCCCGGTGCTTCAACAGTGCCAAACAGTATTGGCTCTGGCATGAGGCAGCTAGGTACTCCCTACCGGAACCGCATCATGAGTGGTGTGAGGATTGTATGCTCGAATATCAGACCCAGATGATCAGTGAGGGTAGGTGTAAGTTTCCCGGCACCATTTTCGTGAGCGCCGGGTCTAACCAGCACAGCAAGAAGGCGACCGAAGGTGGGACTGTCTACTCAAACCCAGGGTTAGGGTTAGACGTAGAGGGCAAGCGTCCTTTCTGGTACATCAAGCAAGTTCGTCGGGACATGGTATAGTCAAGTTTGTTCCCTGTGTGCTCCTCGTCTCCTGTAGGCGTTCTCCGGTACTTGTGTGCCGGATTTTTTTCGCCTATGATTCCCTTGTTGCTGTGGAAGGTGACAAAGAAGACTTACTCATGCATCTGGCCCCAACGGGGTCTTCCACCGGATGCAGCAGTAAGTCTTTTTTTTTGCTCCACACAACCGCCCATTCGTCGGGGACAACACGGCAGGGATGGGGGACAGTGCCTACTGTGGGAAGATCTGAGACAGGCACAAGGGTGGCGAAGGCAGCGCCCTAGATCGAACGGCTACCGGGTATGCGTGGCTCCGTCCAGCATAGAAGGAACCTGGCTCTCTGGGGAGGGCTGGGTATCGTCCACCATCCAGCAATCCCTGCTTATGTATATAGATGATAAATAATAGTTGACAGTCTTTTTTTTTTCTGTTCTAGTTGTATCTCTCTTATCTTATTTAGGTGATCATATGAAGCTCTGCATCGACTGCGCTCACTTCCGACCTAGTGAGCTGCCTGACCCTCACTTCTCCCTCGCCAAGTGTGCTGTTGCTTACTCAGTACACCCGGTCTCTGGCGTCCATAACTACCGTTATGCGTCAGAAGAACGTCTGTTCATGGACGGTAACTGCACTATAAAGGGAATCAACTTCCAACCAAAGGAGGTCACTGATGAGTGAACCTGTTGCTTGGAGGTGGGGGATTCGTGGCCTCAAGGGATATATCCACTGGAGATACTCTTTACACAAGACTAAGGATCACGCAGAACCTCTATACATTGTCCCGCCTCTTCTGAAGTATGTTCCAGAAGAGGACGTAAACATTATTATTGAGAATATGTTTAGGTTCCGGCAGGACTTTACTTTTCAGCAACTTCGTTATTTTGCTAAAACTATTCAATCTACTATGGAGAAAATCAATCGTGGATGACTTCTCACCCGAGATCCGTAACGCCAGTTGGTGGAGCGGGGATAGTCGGATGGCTGCTCAGGGGAAAGCATCACAAGCCATTCTCATTAAACAAGGGAAACTGGAAAGGGAAGATATCTCTGACCAGGAGCATGTGCGGATGGGCCATGTGATGCAGCCGATCATTGGCAGACTTGCTCAGGATAAGTTAGGCATAGAACTCAAGGATGCTGACTATGCTCTGACTCACCCGAAAGAGCAGTGGATGCGATCACACTTTGATTTCATCTCTGCGGATGGATCTGTCCTAGTAGAAGCCAAGAACTATAACTGGAATACCAGAAGTAAGTTTGATGCTGATACTGGGATTATGCCGGACGCAGACAGGGCACAGTTGATCCATGAGGCCACTGTTCATCAAGTAGATACGATCTATCTAGCTGTCCTTCTTGGGGGACAAGAGTTCATTACGATCCGTCAGGATGTTACGCAGGAAATGAAGGATGAGCATATCAAGCAGATGGCTGTCTACTGGGGCCATGTGGCTGCGGGAACTCTGCCTGAACCTCAAGATACTGACCAGTGCCGTCTTTCTTATCCTGTATCGACGGATGATATCTGCGTTGCGAATGCGGATGTTGAAACGTGGATTACTGCTCTTGCCCACGCCCAGAAGCAGCGTAAAGGTTTGGAGGATTACGAAGATATTCTCAAGACTAAACTAATGAGTGCTATGCAAAAGAAAGGAGTATTGCAGAGCATAGATGGTCGTGTATTGGCTACTTGGAAGTCTGCAAAAGAATCTACCCGATTTAATGTAGACCTTTTTAAAAACAGTTACCCAGAAATGTATGCTTCCTTTTTGTATACAACCCCTGGATCTAGAAGGTTTAACCTCAAATGAATGAATCTAACGATGTGTGGCACTTCTACGCTGCTGTGGCTTTAGCAGTTCTTATGTGGAAGCGAGAGAACCTTTATAACGATCAAAGCAAGAGACTTATCACAGACACCGCTGCTGAGTATGCAGACATGATGATGGGGAAATTTAATGAGTAATCTTATTCCAGTTGATCAAATCAAAACGATGGCACAGGCTGTCGTAAGTTCTGGCCTCTTTGGCATGAAGACAGAAGCACAAGCAACTGCTCTCATGCTTATTGCCCAGGCAGAGGGCTATCACCCTGCTCTCGCCGCGCGTGACTATCACATCATCCAAGGACGGCCTACTCTCAAGGCTGAAACGATGATGGCTAGGTTCCAGCAGCAGGGAGGGAAAGTAGAGTGGAAGACTCTTACTGACCAAGAAGTCACTGCTACCTTCTCTCACCCTTCCGGTGGTTCCGCAACCATTACCTGGACGTTCGAGCAAGCTAAGAAGGCTAACTTGACCGGCAAGGACAACTGGAAGAACTATCCCCGTGCGATGCTGCGTGCCAGGGTAGTCAGTGAAGGTATTCGTACTGTTTTCCCCGGCGTTGTATTAGGCGTCTACACGCCCGAGGAGATGCAGGACATACCTACCCATGCACAGCACAAAGATATGGGCGCAGCGGTCGTTGTAGAGGCTCCTGAGCCTAAGATTTCTCAAGAGCATCCCTACAACATCTACAAGGGTGATGGAGAGGTCTATCAATCCTTCCCAGACATGGATGGATATATCGACGGGATGCGGGAACTTATTGGTCGGATCAACGGATCTAACATGTTCGACGAAGTTAAGAAAGAGAAGATCCAGCGTCTGATGGAGTTCAACACTGCGGGTATAGAAGCACTGCCTACCATCTTCAATCTGAGGATGAAGCAGGTGTTAAGGGATTCTGGTGCTCTTGCCCCAAAGCCAGTAGAGCCGCCACAGATCCTGGAAGAAGGGGTGGATTTTCTGTGAGCGGCTTCCAAGCCATAGGTAAGATAAATAAGGAGTTATTTGATGTCGTCAAACAAGCAAGGATACG